TGTTTTCGCTACTACTAAGTTATTGTTGTGGTTCTGAAGACCGCTCCACCTATGAAGTTACGAAAGATTTAGCAACTTCATCTGTGTTGAGCCAAACTTGTGAGCTCTACGCTGAGTCATCGCGAGAGCTCAAGTCATTGTTTGCAGAATCAGAATTGGTTAAGTTGAAACCAGTATCTGGCCATACTCATGGTCAGAGTGCAGCTAACCGTTCTGAGGCTTCAATCTTTATCGATATGCTCGGTAAATCATCTGGCCACCGTGTCGTCCAGTTACAAGGATCCAGCGCAGACGTGCGCAATGGACGTACTGTGACAAGAACATGGCATTGGCCTAAGGATTTACAAGTTGATCCATCAAGTGTGACGAAAGGTAAGAAAGACTTGTTAGCTATGGTTGACGTAGATTACTACGTAAACATGCCTTCAACACTTGCCGATCACGTACAACCCACCATCCTATATACTTTCCAACCCTCGGCCGTCGCTAAGGAATCCGGGGAGTATAAATACACGTTCAACCGCAAGAATGAGGTTGATTACCGTGTAGCAGGTGGCGGACGTTACGTACACCCTTTGTGGAACTATGACGGAGACTCGTTCTCCACCACCAAGTGGCTATGCTGCCTACCCACTAAATATGTGGCCTACAACATCGAACGCAAACGCGTCGATGCGGACCACCAAATAGTGTTGTTGACTCCACTAGCTGTATTTCCATGGCTGACCGCCTGGTTAGCTAGATTACACTTGGGTGAAATGCCACTCAAGCGCCTACAGGTGGTAGAAGGCGAGTTCCTCCGTTTACAAACCAACCAAAGTAATGGTTTGTTTGTGCACACGGGCTTACCAGACACGTACATTTGCAACAGTGTGCCAGTAGCAAGGGACACAGTTATCCATTGCTCAACTCTCACATCAAGCGTCGCTCTAACTTTGGCTGGTGTCAAAACCAAACTTAAAGATTGTGACGACACTGGTGCAGAGGTGTTGCTGTTGTACCACAGAACTAAGGAAGGTTTGAGGAAACCTGAAGTAGTGTCTACCATTGATGAAGGCGTGCGAGCCTTCCAATGGTCCGATAAGATTGACGATCTGGACTTTGATGTCAAACCATCCATGATAGCTTTCATGCAACCCTTGTATCACGCAGCGTTTGTACCAGACGATTGTCTAAATAACGATAAACGTCTCATAGACGCTCGCGTGACCAAAACACGTTCCAACGTACAAGTGACCGACAACGTCAGGCGCAGAATTGATGAGTTCATCACCATGTTACACAAACATGGTGTTCAAGATCTACGCCTGTGCGACATCGACACTGTGTTCGAAAAGCAAAACCGTCCTTCTCAGAAGGCGATTTTACTACGTGCCGATCACGAGGGTTCCATCGACAAGACGTCTACCTTTATGAAAAAGGAGGCGTATCAGAAAGTTACCGACCCCCGCAACATTAGTCAAATCAATGGCCCTGACAAGCGCGATTACTCTAGGGTGATCTACCCACTGTCGGACGCCATCAAGCAGTTTGACTGGTATGCTTTCGGGAAGACCCCGAAAGGTGTGTCGGAACGGGTGGCAGAGATTTGTAGTACAGCCTCGTGGATACTTAAAACAGATTTCTCACGTATGGATGGACGGATATCCCCAGCAGCACGCTACTTTGAGAGAGTGTTGTTAGCTTCCGTCTTCCATGAGGAAGATGTTCCCTTCGTACTACGGGTCTGGAAAACCCAATTTGGGTTGAGAGGGAAAACTAAATTCGGAGTGTTTTACAAAACTGAAACATCCCGACTTTCTGGTTCTCCCGAAACGTCAGCATTCAACACACTATTGACTGCTCTGATCATCTTCATGTCCTATCGTGCTACAAAAGTAGACGGACGATACATGTCGGTGGAAACAGCTTTCTCAGCTGTCGGAGTAGCAGGTGGAGATGATGGTCTGACTGCCAACCTCAATCCCGACCTGTTGGCCAGACGAGCTGCCGACATGGGTCAAGTCCTGACATCGGAGACAGTTGCGCGTGGCGACTTAGGAGTAGAGTTCTTAGCTAGGCTATATAGCCCGGACATTTGGTTTGCCGAATCAACAGATGACATCAGTACTATCTGTGACATACGTCGTGTGTTACACAAGTTCCATGTCACGGCTCGGTTAGCTTCAAATGTTACACCTGCGCAGAAACTCTATGACAAGTCCTACGCGTACCATTTGTCTGATTTGAACACACCAATTATTGGTGTGTTCGTTAAACGTGTGCTGCAGATTTACCCACGTTTACAGTTCAAGAACGTCACTAATATGTGGAACGTTGTGCCTGACGTCTGTGTTCAATATCCCAATAATAACACAGACTGGGCTTGGGAAGTGGTACGTCGAGATCTACCCGATTTCGACGTTGACAGGTATATAACCTGGATTACCACTGCCAATACAACAACCATCTACCACGCTCCGGCTTTCACACCTGCCGCAGAACCTAATCCTGCTCCAGGTATCGTGGCCGTTGATGGGGACATCTTGATCAACCAGCCAAAATCGAGTGAGAGTGCAACCAAGACTCCTGCGCGCATACGCAAGCGCGGCAAGACACGTTCCAAACGTACTTTATAAATGGAACAGCCTTCAGCAAGCTAAATTAAGTACAACCAC